CATTTCACACCTCCCACAACGAATCCTTTGGCGCCGCGGCGGGAACGGTATTGCATAGCATGTTCAGGTCGTTTCTCAGGGCCAGCCGGAAGGACTCGATCACGTCGATGTGGTACGCCTTGACGCTTCCGAAGCGGCTGTCCTCTACTTCCAAGATTTCATACCCCATGCGGCGCGAAAGTTCGGAGAGCTTGCGGCCCGCGACCGAGTACGCGGCGGGAGTATTCGAGAACACTTCAAGGAACCACGGGATGCCCTTCACGGCCTTGTAGTCCCTGCCCCGCCCAAGTTCGTTCTCAAGGGCTGCGGCCTTACGGACGGCGACGGAAGCGGTGGCCATTGCTGAGGCCGTCTTCCTGTCGCTGATCCATGCCTTGGTACGGATGGCCTCGTCCCTCTGGGATTCGGCAAGCTGACGTTGTTCACGCTCGAATTTGTACCGTTGGAGCAACGTGATCCCGAAATCGGGATCGTCGAGAATACGATCTACGACCTCTTCCGTAGCGTACAGGCCGTGCTTACGGATGGAGGGGATGACGTCGCCAGCCAGCCATTTCTGAAAAGGAAGGGCGACAGGCTTGTCAGAACGACCAAGAAAGAAATAGAGCCCCTGCTCGGAAATGATGAGCATTTCCTGTTCACCACCAAGGGTAGTAATCGGATTACTACCCTTCCATTCCTCCGGGACAGCCTGAAAAATTGTCGTCATGTTCGTGCTGGCATAGCCAAGGGCCTTCGCAACGTCCTTCGCCACAAACCAAGGTTCGTCGTTGCGTTCTACGATGCGGACGGTACCGAATGAGGGATGAGAAAAAATGGGAAGATTAGACATGATGCACCCCCGTGAACATTGTGGACATTTCTCTATTATTTTCATTAGTATATGAGCACTCCTGAAAATTAAGGAGTGCAAAGCCATCATCGTCGGCTTCAATAATTTTGCGAATATCTGCAAGTACGTTGTCGTGACGCTTCCCAAACGCCTCCGCCACCTGCAACGAGGTCACGGCGGG